ATAAATTTGGATCATTTGGGTTTGTATTCTTTATAGAATCATATACCATTTCTTGACCTAGATGTGGTACTTCATACCATATATTTCCATCAGCATCTACAATATCTAATATACCAATTAAATTAGGGGAAGTAATATCTGTAGTAAAGAATTCTGTTGGTGTACTCCCAGCACTAATATTAATGGAATTGATTGTGGCTGAAATTGCTTTTCTTGTTTTTTTAAGTAAGAAAAAATCCACTACTCCAGCGGTTTCTTGATAAATAGAAACGGTTGTTGGGTCTTGAGAAGATGATGTATCAAAATCTACTGGGTCTTCTACTAAAAATTTAATATTAGAATTTGTTAAGGAAGCAACCTGTGAATTTTCTGCTACTAAAAGAGCATAATCATAATCAGGAATATAACCACCAGCACCATCACTTTTTCCGGGAACTTGTTGGTAGAAGTCAATAGGTACTTCTGCTACCCCAGTAACTTTAGGGTTATATCCCATCATATAAGCTAAATCATATAAATTTTTAGCTTCGCGGGCATATTGTAAAAAAGTTTCTTGAAATTGATTATCTTGATAAAATGATAAAACATCACCTACATACGAAGACATTTCCATAAACATCATACCTGGGGATGATGGAGTAAAATCGTTATATGTAGATGGGAAATATGTTTTAGAGAAGTTGATTAGACTTTGTCTTAAACTCCCAAAATCCCTATTAATATATTTTATATCTCTATTAGTAGTCGCCATTATTCAAATGTTATATTAATTTCATCACTTATACCTGTATTTATAACCTTATATTTTAAATTTACAGTGATTATCATATTATCTTCTTGACCTAAAACATCTAGAGATACAATAGTAACTGATGGAAAATATTGTCCTAATTGATTTTGAACATCTTCTTTTAAAAAATCTAAATTATCTTCTGTTATTTGTTGAAAGATATATTGACGTAAATTTCCACCAAAATCTGGGTTTAGGTTTCTTTCCCCTTTATTGGTTAAAAACCAGTTAATTAAATTAGTTTTTAATGCTTCACTAGTTGTAAAGGTTGATTTAAATACATCAGGTTCACTAAATGGGAGTGCAATACCTACTGCTGTACTAGGTTTAAAATCAATTGGTGATATTTTTCGTGCATTAAATGCCATTATTTACTGTTCATTATACCCATAATTTGGTCTAAACCTAAATCACCAGCGCCTAAAGCTGAACCTTCACCACTTGTAGGACCTGATGGTTTAAATGTACCAGTATCACTTGTTGATAAGTTTAAATCACCCCCAGTAGCTGACATCTGGGCTAACATTTGTTGTCTAAATGCTTTTTGTGCTTGTGGGTCTGGGGTTGTTTGGGATGTTGATGCAACTGAAAGGTTTTCTGTAATTGCAGGTTTGGGTGAGCGAACGGCTTCAAGAAGGATATCTTTTAATTCTTCCTGTATAGCAGCTTTCACTTCTTCTCTAATTACTTTTCTTAATTCTGTTAATTTCATGATTATAAATATTAGTTTAGTACGCTTTTAAATCGTCTCTGTCAATAATAAATTTTAGTTCGTTAATTAATACTTGAGGGTTTGAAGCAAAGGAATATTCTGTTGCAATTAACACAATCCCCGAGTTATTTTTTCCTACAGCCCTATTTTGATTTACTGTGTCTGTAAATTCTTTAGTTTCAATTTCTAATATAAACCCTTTATAAGTAGATTCATTAGTTGAATTTTCAGCTATTAATTCATTTGCAGCTGTATCTTGGATAGTTTTAGATGTATCTACTAATGTAGAATTTGGGTTACAAAGATTTATAATGGCATCTAAACCTTTTAATAAATTTACAGTTTGTAATATTGTAGCTTGAGTAGATGCTACTGCTGGGGATACATTAGAGGCAGTAATAGTAATAGGTGGTAATCTTGGAGTACCATCGGGATTAAATAATAATTTATCTGTAACATCACCTAATGTGGATACCCCAGCAGGTACTGCACCTGGGAGAGCAAATGGAATTAATGCCATTGATATGGTAGCACCTAGTTTAGTTTGGGATAAACGGGTTACTAAACCTTGAATGAATTTTGCAAAACCTGCCCCAAAATCTACGGTTACAGTAAGTGCATCTAAAGTATTCCCAATACTATTTACATATTCAACTAAATTATTTCTTTGTTCAATTACATTGTTTAATTCATCTGGGGTGGGGCAAAATTCTTTTTTGAATGCTCCAGCATCAAAATCTTCTAATATAGTTTCAATGTTAGTAATCCCAAATTTAGCAAAAAGTTCTGTTAGTCCTGGAAGTACTTTAGTTAAAAATTTACCACTTTGACTTAAAATTAAAGCTGATAGTCTTGCTTGGCCTTGGGTCTTTAAATTATTTGGGATAGACTCAGAGAGTTTTCTTATATCAAATGATGATAAGTTTAACCTACCTTTAAGTCTAGATCTTAATTGGGCCTCTTTTTCTCTTTTTTGTTCTATAGAAGTAGGTGTAATCATTATACAGTAGAGGTAGTTTTAGATAAGGTGTTTTTTAATCTTTGTTTATACCCATTAATTTTAAAGTTTATAGTTTGAGCAACAATACTAGTAGGTGCTAATGGAGCACCTATAGGGACACCAGGTTGTGATTGAAGAGTATTAGTAAGCGTAGATAAATCATTTAATACATCTGTTAATAATGTAACTAATTCATCTCCTAAAATTACAGGTTGAGAATTATTAGTACCTCCTAAATATACTTTATTAGATTGGAATACTGTATCCCCAATTGTATCTGTATAAATACCTTCTATAGCATTTAAGTTTATAGATTTTGCTGAGGATAAGAGGATATGATCTTTAGTAGTATTAAATACTAACCTCCCGGAGTTAAGGATTACTTGAGAATCACCAGCATAACTTTTTGGTAATGTTGGTGGGTTATTTCCATATGATAAATAATCATTAGTAGAAGATACATCAATAGGAATGTTTTGTGTTGAAGTAAGATATAAAGATGATAAATCTTTATTAACATTCTCTATTGTTCGAGATTGGGCTGGTGATGGTAATTCTGGATTTTGACCATTTCTTAATACTAATATAGGATCACCTGCTGAACCACTAACAGACCATAAATTTAATGGTTGTGGGTCTGATTCTTCTTGGACTTCTTCTGTTCCTTGTACTACTACTTTAATTTGAGAAAATTGTTCTTTAGTAAATTTAGGATCATTAGGATCATCAACACCTCTAACATAGGGAGTTGTACCTACCTCAGAAGAAGTAGTTATATTTTGATTTAAAATATTAGTATTTAATAAACGTTCTTTAATATTAGAAGAACGTAATCTTGCTAATTCACCTATTTCAACTCCTGGGGGTGGGGTTACTTGAGATTCACTAGATCTAATAAAAATTGAAATCCTATTTCCTCCATATTGATTGAAAAATTGTTGTGCCCTAGATTCTAATATAGTTAACTTACTATCTAAAGTTAAAGGAACATTAGTTTGACCACTACTAAAATTTACAGATTCTACAAAGGTTTTTTTAATTACTTTAGTAGTAGTTGGTTTATTATAAGATATATTAGTACTACCAAATCTAATACTATTACCCCACCTACCTTCATATATTATATCACCTTCATATGGAAATAAAGGATAAATATTACTTTTTTCTCTAAAATAGGTTCCTGGTTTGAAGTTATTATCATCTTCTTCTGATGATTTATTGGAAGAACCCGCATCTACTTCTAAGATGCTTTTATCTTGAGAGGTTGGTTTTAATTTAGAATAGGGGTTAGGGGTTGGGTTTGTATTAATATTACCCCACATATTTACAGGGCAAATATAATAATGTTTAAATTTAGATGTATTATTTGACCATTCACTTGAAGGTGCTTGAACACAAAATACTACTTCATTTACTAATGGTACATAACTGATATTAGGAAATAAAGGGGATGCTGAAATTAATTGTTGGTCTTGAAGGGTTGCTTGATTAGTAAGTATATCTCCTGTAATTTCTCCATTTGTTAATGAAGGGGAGTTATCAACCGCTAAAACCCTAACCGGTATAATTTGGTTAGCAAGAGTAGCAAGTGTACTTTGAACTGAACTATTGGTTATTTTATTTATATCTCTCCCGAAAGCCATAATTAATTACTTTTGGAGTTTTTCCATTTCTTCTAATAGTTGAGCTTTTTCTTCATCGCTAATACCTAAACCACCATCTTCAGATGTAGAATTTAATGCACGTTGAACTAATGTAGCCATTTTAATTAAAGCATCATCATTTTTAACGCCAATTTCCATATACTCTTTAATTAAAGGTACAATTAATGTAGCATCACCTATATCGGTAACCATTGGTTTTAATTCGGAAATTAATGCGGTAACTTGTGCCTCGCGGCGCTTTTGGTTATTGTAGATTTCCTCAAGTAAATCCGAGAATTTTTTAGCCCCAAATACTGTTTTTTCGAATTGTTGACTCATATTTATAGTGTTTATTCATGTATAAATATAACCTTATTCGAATTCTACATACCCGTTTTCAAGATAAAAAATATAATTACCTTTGAATATCGAATATAGCTGATTAGCTATTTTAGTAATCTTAGGGGTTTTAACATCTACCATCTCACGAATGTAGATATAAAGTGCTTTTTTATTAAAAACATCAATTTCTTCCCTCTTACGGAACAGCTCTAAGATAGCATCTGCTATTTCAGCATCTTTTTTCTTTGGGAACAATTCAAATATATTTTCAGTACAATGCTCTACATATAAATTAATGTATAGACTTAAAGGATCATTATGAACACCTGGATCATCCATGTTATAGGTGTGAGTATCGTCTTTAAATAACTCATCTACAGGAGCTTTATCAATACGTTTCTTATAATTCTTTTGATTCTGGAGGATTAAATAACGTTTTGCTATAGTACCAAAATATGAGTATGCTTTGGCTCCTCTAGTAGGGTCAAATAAGTGAATTTTAGATAGTAAGAAACATATTACTTCATGTTGTAAATGTTCAATCTCATCTACCTCAGTGTAATAAAACTTAAATGTGTGAATAATATTTTCCGTTAATTTAAAAAACGGATAATGGATATGATCTTGATATATTCTACTTTTAACGTCGGTATCAAAAGTGCCATTGTATAACACAATAGCATCTTCTGTATCTTGGGTAAAGTAGTTTTTACTCTTAGGTCTTCGTTTCTTTTTTATGGCCATAGTATCTTATTTCTTTTCGAGTTTGAACTCGTTTAAGATATCTTGTAACCCTTTAATTTGTTGAAAGAAAAATCCTACTTCATCATCGCTGCTAAAGCTACCTTTAGCATCTACTTCTTTCATTTTAGTTTCTGCAACCTCTATTACTCGTGAAATTTTATCTAGATAATCTAAATAACCTACGAGGATATCTTCTTGTTTTTCAAATTTACGAAGAAGGTTAAAAGTAGTATACCCAAGGGCAATTACTAAAACTGATAGTATAATGATTGCTATGATCATAGGTTATCTAATAAATTTTTTAAACCTTCACTTTTAATTGAACCAAGTGCTTTTTGCTGCTTGGTAGCACCTTTCGGCTTGTCATTTAAGGTAAAATTTTCTTTTTGCTTCTCCAAGCTACCGTTTAACTTAGGTAACCATTCTCTCTCAAATTCAATACGTGCAGCCATTAAGTCAGCCTGGTGTAGTATAAATGGTAGGGAAGTACGTGGTTTTTGTTCGGGCATATACGCTTTTAAATACTTTTCATTAGCCGCGTCGTATAAACCATCATGCGTTTGAATCGCGAGCATTTCGTTGAAAGTATATATTACACCATGTGATTGGAGCATAAATAAACCACGATCTGGGACGGATGAGAATGGGACTTGTTTATTAAACATATAATCCTCACCCAATTTTTCACGTCTCCATTTATCAGTCTGGGGGATGTATGATTCGTTATTTTCATCTCCCATCTTACCTAAATCATGGTTAATAGCAGCAAAAACAAGTTCTTCGGTAGTGAAGGTAGACATATCACATCCTTCTTCTTCCCACAATTTAGCTTGCTTTAAAGCACAACGTACAACGCGATTTACATGCTCAACATACCCCCCAGGGAAGGCATTATGATATTCTTTCTTGTGAGCCGCGGGCATTAACATAACACGTTCTTGATATTGATTGTAGAAATCAAGAAGTTTCTGTTTACGTTCTCCCGTGATGTGGGTTTCGATGTTAGAGATAAATGTATCCCAATTCCCTTGAATTTGTTCTGCTGTTAATTTCATAACTTTTATTTAATTTAGTCTCTTTCGAGCATATTTCTCATGTCCTCTACTAACTCAACACCTTCATCAAGTAATGTATAGAGTTCTTCTAGAGTCTTTACACGGCTAGCCATTACTCTAATCTGTTGTAGTTTTCCCTCAAGGCGATCTACTTTCTGTTCAAATAATTGTTTGTTTCTCATAATATTGTTTTGTTACGTCTCGGGAGACGTCGCGAGACATCTCATCCCCCTCTCTCTCCCTCTTTCCTTTCCTCTGTATCTCAAATATACTAAAGAAAACTTACGGAATCACGTTTAATTCTAGAAAATCTTGAACTTTTTTGATATGAGCGCATTTTTTATAGTCCTCTCGTTCTTCCCAAAATGAAATAGCTAATTTACATGCGGTAATAGTATAATCATCTGCGAAGATTCTTGCTGCATCTTTGCTTTGTTCTAAAGTAATATCAAAATCCTTGAGATATACCCAAGCTCGGGTGTGAGTAACAAATTCACCTGCATCATCCCCAAAATCTAATTTTTCAGCTAATTCAGGCATAGCATCTAGTAGTTGATCCATTTTATCTTCCATGTTCTTTTGATTCCAAATAATCTTTTTAAACATACCCAATTTAAATGTTTGGGTTTTTTGCAGTTCATTAAAGATATCTCCCTCCTCATACTCTGGGAGTTCAAAAGCACTAAAAAGTTTTTCTGGATCTATCATTAGATATTGGTTTCTACTTCGGCTTTACCATTTTTCCACACAATCATTTTGGTTTTATACCAATCATCAGAATAAGTAAACTCTATCCTACCTTTCAGTAATTTAGTTAATTCAAGTCCATACTCATCCAACCAATCTTTAACTTCTTGCTTAGAAAAAGTCCCTTCTGTAAAATATAGATGAGCAACTTGAGCGTATTCTTTAATTTGATTCTGTGTTTTCACGTGTATAAATGTATATAATTTTTGTATCGTTACCTGCTGTGGTTGTGTAATAGTATTGCATAATATCGCATTATATATGGAAATAATGTGGGGTTCTTCGCGGTTATTTAATTAATAAGGTTTACCTTGTTGACCATATGTGTCAAAATCTTTATAGACTTTGGATTCTAGTTTGTCAACTCTAGAATCTATGTATCTAACAATCTCGTTATCGTCATTGTTAGCTCGTTGAGATAAATTCTGAATCTCAGTGCTTACTCTTTGGTTAATTTCTTGTTCAATTCTATTAGCATATTTATCTAAGTTATCAAATTGTAACTTTAGAGTTTTAATCGCCATGTAATTCACAGATGCCATCACCACCATCATAATTGCAATGACAGCAAGAACACCTAAAATAAATGATGTTATTTCCATAGTTTTTATATTATTATGTCAAAGAACCCCTTACATTATTGCGTAATATACATATAGACTTCTCAATAAACAAGCTATTTTTTAATATTTATAAGTAAATAATATTTTAAGATGGCAACAACAAAACCTTTTACATATAATAATGGTTCTACTTTATCTGGGAGTGAGCAAATTGGGGATTTAGCAATAGGATTAATCCCTCAAGATTATTCCTCCAACCCCGGAGGGAAAAAGTGGTGGATGGGGGCCGATGAAGATAATCGATATGTAATTGGAAAAGATGTTCCTACTGAAGACTGGCCAACTCCAGTTCCTGAGGGTGATATTGGTAGTGTTAGATTTTGGGCTACTTCTACTGAAGATGATAGTGAATTTATTGATTTAACCAATAGAATTGAGAATCAAACTTTTACTACTACATCAGAATGTACAAATTGGTTAACTACAAATGGGTATTGGACTAATTATAATGAGGCAAAGGGTGTAGCTATACAATCTTCTTCTTTAAATAGTTTAACAAATTTAAGTGGTTTAACTCCTTTATTTTATCAAGCAGTATATAATGAATCTAATAGTGATTTTTATATTGCTAATAAAGTAAACCAAAGTTCAGTAAGAGTTCCTGCAGTAATTAATGGGAACGATATTCCTTATTCTGGTAGTGAAGCTAAACAAGGGGTAAAATATTTTCTACAAACTTCATCGATATACCCAACTACCCAATATGTAGCAGGATTAGCTTTTAAATCTTCTTCTAATGAATTATTTGCTGCCAGTAAGGGAATTATATCAGGAAGTTTAAACTCTAATTATCTTTCTAAATGGAAAGTAGATGAAATGTCGGGTTTATTTACAGGTTCCCTTACTACAGGATCAAATTATACAAGAATCTCAGGATTTACTGGAGAAAATGGGTTTATTCTTCCTGATGGGAATAGTCAAATAACATACAACCCACAAGATGATTTATTATACTTAGGGGGGCAATATTATGATGGTAGTGACTTTAACACAGGGATATTTACATATCCAGTCTCGGATTGGCAAAACCCTAACCCAACTACTGAAATTATAGTTAAAACTCCAAGTAATAATAATTTTTATCCTCTTTTATTTTCAAGTACTGATAACTCTGGGAAAGTATTAGTTATGAGAGACTATGAAATTACTAGTAATGTAAATAGAAGCTTTTACATAACAAGGAATGGAAGCATATTAACTACGGGATCTTTTGATGCTAAGTTAAGAGTATTTAGTGAAAATAAAGAAGTGGTTTATAGTGAAGATCAACAAAAATGGTATTGGGGTGGGACTACCTATGATTTTGATGGTATATGGTTAGCCTCAGTTGACTCTAATACTTATGAAGTTGATAGAATACAATATGAACCTTCCGATCAGTCATCTGCTTCAGGAGATGTAACTAATGTACCCATTGCTCTAGATAAAAATAGAAACTGTATTTGGGCTTTAGGTAGAACCACCGCAACACCACTTACCTATTATATATATGCTATATATCTTCCTACTTTTAGTGTAACTAAATATAGAATTCCATATAATCCTAATATTACAATAGATTCGGATAATACAACTACTCCAACTAAGTTATATGTGGATTCTAATAATGATAGATTATTTATATTTAGAGCTAATGGGATTTATAGTTGGAATCTGGGAGATATTTGGCCAATATAAAAAAAGGGGAGCACTCGCTCCCCCTTTACAGCCTCAACTGAGTGTACACTTGACTGCGAATTGAGCGAAAGACCGGATTCGAACCGGCGACCCTGACCTTGGCAAGGTCATGCTCTACCAACTGAGCTACTTTCGCAATGGCGGAGAGGGAGGGATTCGAACCCCCGGTTGCTTTAACACAACGCCAGTTTTCAAGACTGGTGCATTCGACCACTCTGCCACCTCTCCGTTTAGTGTAAATATAATATAAAAATATTAATACACCCAATTATATTTTGTGAACCCGACAGGATTCGAACCTGTGACCGTCTGCTTAGAAGGCAGATGCTCTATCCAGCTGAGCTACGAGTCCAATATTTGAGGGGCTTCACCTTCATGCGCGCTGAAGGTCCCTACCTAAGCAATCCGTCGATTGTAATCTTAGGATTTTACGTTTTACTCCCCTACTTTGTGCCCCGGGCCGGGATCGAACCGGCACGGACATTACTGTCCACAGGATTTTAAGTCCGGCGTGTCTACCAATTCCACCACCGGGGCATACCTTCTAAATTAAATCACCATCATCCTCAGGTGACCATAAAGTCTCAAGATAAGCCTCTATAGTAGCAGCTGCACGTTGCGCTTCTTCAAACTCATCTACTATATTAATAGTATCTGGGTTATCTGGGTGGACTTCCCATAATTCAGCAATACGCTCTTCGATCTCAAATAATCGATTCATTAAATCTGATTTTTCCTGTGTCATAACTTTTTATTTATCTAAATATACGAAAAATATTTTACTTAGCCCACTCATTCAACCCAATCTCTAAAGCAAGTTTTGGGGAAGCATATGAATGTTCTTGCATAGTTTTAAGAGCTTCAAAAATAATTTCCACCCTCATATCATCATTAGTAATCATTTCTACTAAATCAGCAAAGTTTTGATCCATTTCTTGATAATCCATAATTTTATCTTATTTAAAGGTTAAAAGTATCCATAAAAAAACAACTACAAAAGGTAATACCATTAATATCATAGCAACCTGCTCCTTATCCACCTCCCCAGTCTTAAAAAATTTACCTAAGTTATGTATTAATACCGCAAAACATAAAACTATAAAAAATATACTGTATAACATAAAATTTTAATTTAAAGATGGTGTATATGTGTTTTCTAAAAAATCGCTATATTCGTCGTTAAAATCTTCAAGCATATCGCTTAGTGCATCGGTATAACCCTGCATGTATATGCGCTCATTTTCCGTGTATTCCCGCGAAGGCATCAACGACTCCATTTGGTTATCTGCGAGAGTCTGTTGGAGTAGTTCCTTAAAGTTCTTCATTCTGGGTTTCTCTTGAGTTTAAAATTAAATTTCCAAGGCAAAACCCAAATATAAGGGGGTAAACTAAACTATCGGTAAATAGTGTTAATACTAAAGTTCCTACTGCTGTAATGTGTAAAAACGAATTTGTAAATCTAATTTTCATAACCTTTATTTTTCGATTTTTACTAATAAACTTGGAGAAACTTTAATTTTTCCTGCTATTCCATTAACATTGATCTTTTCCACAACCACATTTTTAGAATTAATTTTTACAATTCTAAATTGATCGTTTGAATTAACTTTTTTATGATTAATTTTAACAGTTTCACCTACTGAAAAATCATCCTTATCAAAAACTTTAACTGCATCACCTTTAACAGCTTCCATTTTAGCTCTTAAACCACTATCATCAAAACGAATAGTACCTAAACTAATGTTTACACCATACTGAGCTTCTAGTTGGGCTACTGCTTTTTTAAAATCTCCTCTAAAACTTTGAACTTCTTGCTTTGTCATAACCTTTATTTTTGGCTCTCGCCTTATTCAACACCGTGAATATACGACTAAAGATACCGTTCTCCAAGCATTGTCACGGTTTTCTTTGCTTCCTCTAAAGAGATCTGGAAGAATTCACGATTGGTATTTAAACGATTAGCCTCCAGCTTATGGTGTACTTCTTGTTCTAAACCAAACCCATCATAACAGTGAAAAGCCCATTCTACTTTATAAGGTAAGGCAACACCAGTTGCATTTGAAATTTGTTTAGCACGTTCATCAGGGGTGTTTTTGGTATAACCAATTTTGTAAAGGTTGGGTTGTGTAGGGTTTGATAGGATATAAACCCAAGAATCATAATCACCATCCTTATTAGCGTACATATTAGTTTTACGTGCAGTATAATATGTAACAATTTCCCAACCATCTCCTTTAGGTGAAGGTGTTAAGGTAAAATGTGGACAATCTTGAACAGTTTTGTTTGTAAAATCATCATCAAGTGAGATATACTGTTTTGCTTGTTCTAATGTAATGCGTTCCATATATTATTCAAATATAACTTTAATTTCACTTTCTCTTATTTCTCTTAATCCTGAATCGTTATTAAAGAGAACTTTAGTAAAAATACTTGCAGTATCACCTATCATTTCATTATCTAAAAATATCTGTTGGCGAGGCATATAATTATACTTACTATAAGAAGCCAAAATAGTTTCAGCATAAGGACATTCCCAACAAAAATGTTTTGGAATTTGATAACCTACAATATTAAAAGGTGGGTGTAAATCTGCTATCTGCTCTAAAGTATAAGTAATACTACCAACAGAGATGGGTTGGGTATAAGCAGCATTACTAAACCAACTTAAAACAGAATACATAGGAGAAGTCCATTGCAAAGTATCAAATACAACCCAATAATCACTATCAAATTGAGTTTCAATTAAAGGTACCTTATTAACAACATAGTAAGGATCTAACTCATCTAAATTACCTTGAATAGTAAAATACCCTAAACCATTAAATTTAACTCTCCAGTAACCATCAGTAGAATCAAAATAAGAACCAGGTGAAACTATAGTATCAATTATAAATTCAGCATCACAAGATCCATCTAAACAAGGGTAAGGTTTTGGGGGTGTGGTTTCACAAGAAATCAACAAAAAAACACCTAATAACAATAATAACTTTTTCATAACTTTAATTTAAAAAAACTCGACTCTTCTTCTTAGATAAGTCAATATCCATACATACGTATATACGCTCGGAGAGCGCACTTCCCTTAGGAAGCGTACTCTACAGCCAACTCATACAAATCCTTATTCACACGAGTATCTTGTTGGAAATTCTTTATTTTACGTGCTTTACGTACTTTACCTCTAGCACCGAACGTATCGAACATACCGTGAATGATTTTCTCCTGAATCACGTTATAGACACTCCACATATCGTTACCTTCATCCTCGCTACGGGTTGGTTCAAGTAGATCCTGGATATTTTCAAATGTGAAAGAACTTATTTGTGATTTAGGAAGTCTTGTATGTAATGCTTTCTTAGCAAAATCAATCTTCTCATCCTCACTCATCTCCTTAGCTTTAAGCTTGTTCATACATTCAACAGTAAGCGGGAGTTTTTCAACGATTTCGGAAATTACGGTTTTTAATTCACTCAAATCATATCCCATATGGCGGATCTTCATATTAGCAAACTCGGCATCAGCAACTACTAAACCATTCGAACAAACCAAACGATATAACCCGGCTTGGAATTGGAAACTATTCTTTCCATCGTGGCTATTCGTCATCAATATTCTGGGCATAACGGTATCACCATCTTTCCCCTCCACAACCAAATTATCATTACCAAATACTACCATATGCTTTTGGTATCCTTTGTTTTTACGAGCTTTAACTTGCTTTGCATCAACTACTCCCCATCCTAATGAAGACATATCATCAATAACCTTTTCGGTTGGAATGTGAACGTAATGCTTTGAAGTTGAACTAGAATCGGCTTTTTCTGTGAACACAGATGGAGCGATTTCGCGAATTGCATCCTTTGAAAGGAACTCATTTTTTGAACTGTCGTAAGAAAACATCATAACTTTTATTTATTTAATGAAACATTGGGCTCTGCCCTCATTTACCCTGTAAATATACGAACAATTTTCCGGGAAACCAAGCTGAATGCGCAGGAAAGAAAGGAGATGTTGGGTGGTGTGACGATAATTCCAGGTGTATATATTTTTGTCGACACGGTAAATCTTTTGGAGATCACTTTTTTGCATATCGTGGGGGAATATACGAAATGGCTTTTACGGAAACACGTCTCGATTTGGGGGGTATATAGGTATATACTAAATCGATGGGTAAAGATCGTGTTTGATCTGTTTTTACGTCGAACACCGGGGTTCACCGGTACCCCGCGTATATGGATATCGGCGCACGTGGGATATATATGCGATATGCGTACGGCGTACCGCCGCCCAACTACCTATATTATATATTATTACCATCACGATATGTATTTTATATTATAATACTACTACCTCCACCGATATAGATTACGTACGTATAAAGATCCCAATACCTACAAATGTGGTACTGGAATCGTATGTTGTAAGATCGTTCACCGGTGTTACCACCATCGGTCTACCTACCCAATACTGTCTTACACTTATCGATTAACTGTTGCTCGCTAATGTGTCCATCCATGTGTTGCTGTATTAGCGATTGCATGTCAATTACCTTAAATGTGTTCTCGTTTGCCATATTATGCTGTTATTTCTTTTAAAAAATCAATTAAATCAACATCGGTAATACGATCGTTCTCGTAATCCGCAATCATGTCTCTGATATCCATTTTAAGTGTCTTATCCATATTAACCTAAAAATTTAATGTTATGTGGTGTTGGTTCACCTACTGTCTCGAATTGGGCTGGATTAGACATGATGCGAGCGAATGCATCCGCAATTTCCTTATCACGAGCAGCAATCTCGGCTTTAAACTCCATAACACGAGCCGTCAAACGATAATGACGAAATGCACTATCGATTGGGTAGTTATAAAATTTATTCAGCGTCACACGGTGTGGCTTCATTCCTTTAGCTAACCGCAATGCAACTTTATCCAATAATACTTCAAACTCCGACATAACCTTTATTATTTCCTTATTCAACACGTTGAATATACGAACACCATCTCGGGTAGCCAAACCTAATTGCCCATTTCTTACCATTTTTTTATCTCCCTCACCCGTGTATGTTGTTCATACCTGAGTAACGTTGTGAATAGATGTGAAAAAAGTCGTGTTCATATATACTT